TGCAGTGCTGCACCCATCCTCGGCCTTTTGTGCACAGGTGCAATCTTCTCTCCTTGGTGGCCGTCAGCTCCGGCGTGCCCAGCATCCAAATCCGATTGCCCACCACACCGGTCATCCCAGCTGGCACGCCGTCCTCGGTGACGATGGCCTGGCATAGATCGCTCTCGGCCCAGCTGCCCAGCACCGCCTCAGCCGGGTTGGCACGGTGGCTCAACCACACCTCATTGGCGTCCTCATCCCTGAGGTGATGGGCCACGTAGTAAGCCATCTCATCCGTTGGGTCAGTCAGGTTCACTGCATCGCCCTCGCCCTGGTGTGGATCGTGCCCACCCATTCACAGGTGGAGAACTTGCAGGGGTGGGGCGTCATGTTCCTGATCTCCACCATGCACTGCTCACCCCTGCTCATCACCGGGATGTTGAACACGCCCTCGTAGTACCGGGCCGTGTTGGTGGTGCCCGGGTCGGGGATCCCGATCTCACTGCCACGCACCGCCATGGTCGTGCCATCGAAGGTGTAGACACCCTCCGGCCGGTGCTCAGGCAGCACATGCACCTGGAAGTAGCCGGTCTCCTGATACCGCAGCTTCGCCTGCCTCACCTGGGTGCGAGCAGCGTTCGCCGCGGCCTTGCCACCGCCAGCGGTCTGCATGTACTTGAACCGGCTAAAGCGATACCGGAACTCAAACGGCTCACCGGCGTAGACATCAGCCTTTGACCAGTCACCACGGGCCACCACCGTGCTGCCGCTGGCCGCTTCACCCAGCAGCACACCAGCGCTGTAGTGCACCCCATCACCCATGGAGAACGGTGCCCACACCTGCGTGAGTGCAGTGGCGGGGTACGGCAGGGTGAACGTGGTCTTGCGTGTCACCGCGTCGTACACACCCTTGGTCATCCGCATGGCAGCAGGTGTCTCCGTGGTGGTGGTGACGCAGCGATCCAGCAGCAGGGGGTAGCTGATCTCATCAGTGCTCTGCAGCCGGTCCTGCGCTGACACCTGCTCGAGGTAGACCTTCTGCCCATAGCGCACCAGCAGGTAAAGGGTCTCCCTCACACACAGCACCTGCAGGATCTCGTCAGCACCAGCAAAGACCCAGTGCGACCAGCTGCTCTGCGCACGCTGTTCGCCCTGCCCGCTGCTGCGCATCAGGGTCTTGTAGGCGTAGATCCGGTTGGTGCGGTTGGCCTGGCTGGTGATGGCGAACAGGCTGCCACCCACCTCGTTGATCGCCAGCTTGTAAACACCACCTGGGATGTAGGAGGAGACGTGCTCGGTGATCTCATCAGCGACCGCCACCATCGCGGTGCCAGCACCACGGAAGCGGAAGTCCTGGAAGCGGGTCCACTGGCCATTGGCCTGGGCAAACACGATGCCGCCAGCCATCACCTGCGGCCGCACCCTGGTGTCCACCTCATAGCCGGTGAGCACCGTGATCCGTGCTGTGCCGGCCGTCAGGGCCACATCACCACCGCTCAGCAGGAACTGGTACTGAGCCGAGAAGATGATCAGGTTGTCCTGCACCGGCACCGCATACCGCAGCACTGACACCCGGTTGTTGCTGGCCCGCAGGTCGATCGGGTCCGAATCCAGCGTGGTCGTCACCGTCTCCGGGAAGAAGGAGAAGAACTCCCCCGGCCGGCTCAACACCACCGACTCATCAGCCAGCACGCCAAGCCGGTTGCGGAACACGAAGATGTCGTTGATTGCCTTGCCGACAAACGACGGGTCGGGTGCGGTGCTGTAGTCACCGGCGGTGCGCTCACCCCACTTCGGTAGCTTCACCGTGCCAACGGTGCTGGCATCCAGTGGCCCGAAGTGGAAGGTGCCGTCCGGCTTGCGCACCAGCACCTGCGGCATGGTGCTGGGGTTCAGCTTGTACTCACTGCCCGGGGCCACCGTCTCAATCCAGGCACCCTCACCAAAATCACCCTGCCCATCACGTGGCTTGAACTGAACGAAGTAGCCGTCCCACCTGTTGCCCGGGTCGCCGGTGATCTCCACCAGGTAGCCCTTGGGTGCAATGGTTGGCAGCTCGGTGAACGCCTGCACTGAGCTGGTGATGCAGGTGATGTCCGCATTGGCCCGGGCATCACTGGCTGCAATCGAGAACGCAGTGCTGCTGGTGAAATGCAGGACACTGCCGAAGCGAGTGATGGTCACCCCGGCCACGGTCTTGAGGCCCTCCTTGATCTGCTCAGCGATCTCGGCTGCGCTGATCTTCACCTCCGTCACCGTGGTGCCATTGGCGATCACCGCAGCCGTGGCGGTCTTCACCTCGGTCGTGGTGGCGTTGAGCGTGACCTTGTAGGCCTGCCCGTAGTTGGCCGCCTTGATCCACACCAGCGCCTCATGCAGCGCCGGCCGTGGGGTGATCGGTGTCAGCGCCGGATCCATTGCCGGCTTCTGCTTGGTGTTGAGGATGAAGGTGTAGTCCGCAATCGAGGTGGCGCGGATCTGATCACGAGCGCTGGTGACGGTGCTCAGGTAGCCGTACCCACCAGGGGCGCTCACGGTCTTCTCCACCCCGGCCAGGTCGTACACCTTCACCCCGGCCTTGGTGATGACAGCCAGGTACTCCTCGTTCTCATCCCTCAGGATCGAATGGATGAACGCATCCCCAAACGGGGTGTCGCTCACCTTGGCCAGCACCTTGCTGCCATCGCGCTTGCGCAGTCCCTCAGAGACTGAGCTCACCCCATTGATCTGAACCTCGCCCTGGCTGGGGTCACGCTGGCCATCGGACTGCTGGCTGATCCCCTGAATCAGGTTGGGGATGAGAACCGAGACAGGATCAGCCAATGACCTGGCCCCCGTTGATGCCACGCATCAGCCCCCACCCAGGCTGGTAGGTGGGGAACGGCCGCAGACCAGGGCCACCGGTCAGGCTGTTGGGCTGGGCCTGCGACAGCTCGGTGCGCATCAGCTCGGTCAGCGCCGCCTGCTCATCCAGTGCTGTGTACCGGATGGTGGAGTCAGCCCCCAGCACCCGGGTGGCGAACACCCTGGCTGAGCGGATCGTCGTCCACCGGTTGAACGCCTCTGGGCTCTCATCCCACGGCAGCAGCCAGACCACATCAGCCGTGATTTCGCTGATGTCATCCTCCAGCTTGTAACCACGAGTCCACTTGTCGTAGACCCGTTGGCCTCTGACGATGAAGCGGCCGTCCCACTGGTACTGGTTGACGGCGAAGCTGATCACGTTGGCCGGTACCACCACCTCCTTGGTGGCTGCGTCCTTCTGGAAGGGGTAGCCCTGCTCTGAGTTCCAACTCCAGCCACGCAGCTGGCCCTCCCTGTGGAACTCGAGGATGGTCCGCTCTGCCACCCGGGCATCGTGAACCTGCTGGTTGTCGAGAGTGTCCACCGGCATCTCGCCGATGTTCTCAAGCAGCGTGTTCACCGCTTCCAGCAGGGTGGTCCTGCCGGGCGTCATGCCTTGATTCGCCAGGCCCATCCGACCAGTGCACAGGTGCAAGCCTCATCGTATGGGGGCACAAAAAAAGGGGCCAGCCGTAGCTGACCCCCGAACATTCCAGGCGGAACCTAGGCGACGACGATGGCGCAAGCCGATTCAGCTCGCAGCATCCCCATGCCAAGCGCTTGACGGGCCACCAAAAGAGTGGCCTGGTACTGGATGTTCCAGTCCCCAGATGTGACCTGAAGGGAGGGGCTCATCAGGGTGAGCACGCCAACGGCCTCCTTGTTGAAGACCAGGCCCTTGCACTTGGTCAGGTCCTGGGCGTAGTTGGCGTTGTAGTCACCAGCCACCAGCGTGTAGGCGGGCTGGGTGATGTGGTTGCTGGCGTAGACGGGGATGCCAGCCACCCGCATGGTCTTGCCATCGGCGATGGTGCCGTTAGAGCCACCGCCACCGTTGAAGTCGGTGTTGATGGCACGGCTGGACATGGTGATGGCGTAGTAGTCATCAGGGGTGAAGACCGCATACATGCCATCAATGGACACGTCCTTCTTCTCGAATTGGATTCGAGCGTCGAAGATCGCGTTCACCAGAGCATCGCCCTTGGCCTGGCGGGTGGCACCAGCGGTGGTGTAGTCAGCACCCAGCGTGACCTTGTTGCCAGTCCGGCCAGCGTTCTGAGCCTTGCCCAGTGGCTCAGTAGCGTTGTTGGCCGCGGCAAAGATGATGCGGGCCACGCGCTTGTCGTACTCGTAGGCCAGAGCACGGCCCAGCTCGGTGGTGTAGATAGAACGCACGTCGTAGTACGCCATCAGCTCATCCA